GTGCTATCGGTGATGCTGCTGAACGAGCATGGTATGAACTTAAACCAGAAGTATTTGTGAGGTTATATGGCAAGGATTACGAGCCTCCTACTGTTACTTATCCAATGGAGTAATGTATATGCGTGGAGCTGTTACTACAATCAAACAGAAGATGGTTGGTATCTTGAAGACAGTATGGTATGCGATGGTATCGAGGTTAGCGTGGCTATTGAGAACCATTATTGTGAATGGCACAGACCTGATGACCCTTATTGTGACCAGTATCAAGTCACTGCTTGCGTGGACAGTATCGAATATCAAACACTATCTTGTCCCCCAAATTATAGTGGAGGAATACAACAAAGTAGAACCTATGTTTGCAAACAAGCAAGCTGGACAGATTGGACGACTACTTCTGATAACTGTACCGCTAACCCTCCTACTTGTGTTGCTTCATTTGATACTAGGGTGTTACAATGTAATAGTGGCTATGATGGCCAAATTACTGAAACGAGGATAAGCTCATGCCCAGATCCATATGGCACAGAAGTATGGAGCGATTGGTCAGAATCGCAGAACTCATGCACACAAAGCACTACAGACCCAGTGAGTCCAATATCAGTGACGAGTCCTACAAACCCTGTCACATCCACAGCAATAGAATCTGTAACTGTACCTCAGATAGATGTACCGCAGACGACTAATCCTGCTGAACCTACGATAGAATCAGTCGTTCAAGAAGAACTCAGCAACTCTGACGATAAGGTTAATACAAGCACTGATGATAAGGTTGATAGCACCAAAGAAGTAAAACAAGACAAACAAGACAGGAATGAGAAAGAGTCTAAACAAGATGTAGACAATGTCGTTGACAATAGCAAAGAGATTGTTCATGGATTTGGCCTTGTCCTTTCATTAGAAATTTTAAACAAACCGATGGAGTTTTATCAACCTCCATTAGAAGATCTATTTAGTATTATACAGGAGTTCCCAATAAATGCAGATACCAGAGAGTTTCAACTTGACCTTCTCAAAAGGAACGATATCGAAGATTATTATTATTCTCTTTCCGATAGTACTTGGGAGCGGATACGCAGGGGTGACATTTTACAATAAGATGTTAAAGACTATTGAAGCAACTGGTAAGTTCAGAGTTATTGAGGACAATATTAATGAACTACAGTTAACTGTTACAGCAATAAAAGAAAGACAGTTGGAAGGCTTAAATACAAATGTTAGGTTACAAGAAAAAGTTGCTGATGCGTATGTGCTTGCAAAAGAAAGCAATGCAGTTGCTCTATCAACACAAAGAGAACTCAAAGCAACCACAGAGGCAACAAAATCAGAAGTAGAGACTATGATTCGTTCAGTCGAAGATAAACTTGATGTGATTAAACGAGCAACAACAAATCCATTAGACAGGAGATAGTATGGTTTGGACAGCATTGATTGGACCTGTTGCAGGTCTATTAGATAAATTTATTGAAGACAAAGATCAGAAGAATAAGTTAGCACATGAGATTGCTACGATGTCTGAGAAACACGCACAAGAATTAGCTAAAGGCCAATTAGAAATAAACAAGGCAGAAGCTTCTCATCGTTCAGCATGGGTAGCAGGCTGGAGACCCTTTATTGGATGGGTTTGTGGAGTTGCACTGGCTTGGCATTTCGTATTAGCACCTGTTACAATGTTTATAGCATCATGGTTAAACGTGACCTTACCTGCATTGCCAGAGTTTGATATGGGTTCATTAATGACTGTATTAATGGGTATGTTAGGTCTAGGAGGTTTGAGAACATTTGAGAAGACTAAAGGATTAACTAAATGAGGTTATCACCGCATTTTAGCTTAGAAGAACTAACTCACTCCGATACTGCCACTAGGCTAGATATCGATAATACACCTACGGTTGAAGTAATAGACAACCTCACATTTTTAGCGGAGAAATTAGAAGATGTACGAAGTTTACTTGGGAATCCTATGCTTATTAGCAGCGGCTACCGTAGTTATCCTCTTAATGATCACTTGGGAAGTAAGAGAACTTCTGCTCACACTCGTGGTCTTGCCGTGGATTTTATTTGTCCGTCTTTTGGTAATCCTCAAAGCATTGTGGAAGAAATTGTTAAATCAGATATAGAATACGACCAAGTTATTTTGGAGTTTGACCGTTGGGTTCACTTAGCATTTGCTAGAGAGAATCCACGCAAACAGTCGTTAATCATAGATAGAAAGGGAGTTCGACCCTTTGAAGATACTATTTCTTGATATAGAAACAAAAAGCAGTGTAGTAAATGCCTGGTCACTTTATCCAGACAGCATCGGTCTCAATCAAATAATTAAACGTGGTACAGTCATTTGTTGGGCAGCTAAATGGAAAGACTCAAAAGAAATCATATTTGATTCTGAATGGAACTCATCTCATAAACGCATGATTAAACATATGTGGAATCTATTAGATGAAGCTGATGCAGTGGTTCATTATAATGGCCAAGCTTTTGACATGAAAGAGTTGAATAGACAATTCTTATTACAAGAGTTGCCACCACCTAGCCCATACAAGCAAATAGATTTGTTACGAGCAGTAAAAAGAAAGTTTAGATTTATCTCTAATAAACTTGACAATATTAGTCAGGAATTAGGTATAGGTTCTAAAATAAAACATAGTGGTATGGATCTCTGGAATGATGTTGAAAAGAAAGATCCTGAAGCTAGAAAGTTAATGCAAAAATACAACGAACAAGATACACTTCTGCTAGAAAAGTTGTATAATAAATTATTACCCTGGTTGGGTGGGTTCGTGAACTACAATACATTCTCTCCTTTGTCGGTCTGCCCAACCTGCGGTAGTGATCACCTCAACAAACGTGGATTCCAAAAATCTAATACCAGAACCTACCAAAGATGGAGATGTATGTCATGCGGAAGTTGGAGCAGAAGCAACAAGGCAATCAAAGAATTAAACAAATCAGAATCAATCATAAGCGTGTAAGGACTATCATGAATGACATCGAACAAATTGCCGAACATATGGTTGGAACTACGATAGAGGAATGTCAAATAACCTACGGTGAGGACACGATCACAATTTTCCTCAGTTCAGGTGCATCTATAGAAATCATCGTAGATAGTATATATGCAGACATCCCAGACTACGATTCATAAAACATTACCTGACGGTCAACAGACTGATAACTACTCACCATTGTGGCAAAGATATTGTGAAGCTTTAACGCTAGCAAGATGGGATTTAGATAAACGTAGAGCATTTTTAAATAAATTAAAAGATGAGCAACGTGTAGAAGATTTAAAATATTGGCTAACTATTATTTGGAAAGAAAAGAATGGCAGATAATTACTTAACAGAAGCACCGTTATCTACTAGAGATAAAGTATGGAACGCTACTTATGAAAGATTGAAAAGTGCAGGCATATCTAATCCTAGAGTAATGACTGACAACATAGTCGGAAACTCACTTACTGGCGGTTTTGGACTTTTGGACTTAACTCCTGCATTTGTTGGTGAAGAGTTAGGTACAATGACAGGTGAAAGTTTAGCTAACAGCAACTATCTTGGTACAGGCTTAGGTTTAGGAGGTGCATTGTTAGCCACAACACCTTTAAAAGTTCCTCAAGGATTATTAGGTAGATTTTCAACAAGCACACCAGGTAGAATTGTAAATAAAACAAAATCAGGCGGTGGATATTCTGTAAATTTACAAACAGGTGATGTACCACAAGAAGGTTTAATGATGGGTATGTATAAAAATACAGACCCTAGAAATGTAGTTATTGAAGGTAGACCAATAACAAAAGCAGATGTTGAACAGTCTGTAAACATTAATCAAAAAGCATTAGACAATCCTGAAAATTATTTAGGTACATGGGCAGATGATGGAACTACATATTTTGATGTATCAAAAAGATTTGGACCAAAAGATATAAGAAAAGCAACTAAGTATGGTGAAAGAACTAATCAGATAGCAGGATATAATCTTGGAACAGGTCAAGAATTTCCTGTAGGTCAATGGTCTGAATTTATTAGAAGTCCAGAATATGCAGAACGTATTGGCATTCTTAATGAACGTGGTGTAAATTATTTAAAAAATAATCCAAATAAAAATTGGTGGAATTTAAAAGGCACTGAATTAGAAGAAATTTATGGTAAAGAAAACATAGATCAAATTGCAGGATATTTGGCAGCAACGTCACCATTATCTGATGTTAAGAAAAATGTAAATTTAGCATCTGAATATCTTAGAAGATTAAAAGCAGGTGAAGAAATTATACAGCCAAACTTTAGAATACCAGAGGGATCTACATCAATAAAGCCTGGAAAAAAAATGCCATTAGAAACTGGGTATGCTAAAAACTTAGAAAAAGCAACACGAGGCGATTTAGATGCAATGCAAAGTAAAAAAGTAAGAGGTATGGCTAAAGCTTTGCGTGATGATCCAGATGCAATGGTGTTTGATAGGCATTGGGCTAACTTATCAGAAAAACCATCAGCAGGTATTTTTACAGATACAGAAAAAGGTGTATTTCCACCAAATAAACAATATGATGAATTAGAAGAGGTAATGAGAGAGCAGGCCAAATTATATAATACAACTCCTGCTAACTTGACAGCTAACGTATGGACTGGCTACCGTGACATGGCACAAAAACAAGGAAAAGTATTTGGTGAGAAAACCGCAGGTGCAGGTATCCTTGGCAGTTCTAAAGCAATAGCTGATGTGTTTTCTGATCGTATTACAGAAAAAGCAAAACAAATTGGAATAGCTAGAAAAGATCTAATAGAAAAACTTAAAAAAGGTGATATTAGTTTATTAGCAGTAATGGGTGTACCAACAGCAGGATTACTTGACGGTGGATTTGAGATGTAACCATTTTTTGAATTGTGCATAAGCATTTTGCTTTTTGTACTCTTCATAATTTGGTGCATTATCACCTACAAACTTACAAGCTTGTTTATAATGTTCTTCACTTAATTGTTTTTGTATTTTAAATTTATCCATCAATCCTCCTTCCAACAATAGTCAATAAATTATCGACTGCGTTTTCTAATTTAAGTTCGTAATACATAGGTTTTTTACTGCCTAAATATCTAGCGTACAATGCTTTAACTTGCTCATTATCCAAACTATGTATTACACTGTCAACAGTTTTTATTTTTTCTAATTCACTACTCTCGTACATCTCATCAAAACTACCTGATGCACCACCACTACTTATACCTAATGAACGCTTAGGATATCCAAGGCCATGATCATCTCTCTTCATCCATCTAGCCCATTCATCTAATAAATACATCAAATACTCTATATTCATTCTAATCTCCGTCAGCGTAGTAAATTGAATTTAAATGATGATTGCTATATGTTACATCTCTTATGTTTGATTTGTGAGATATATTAGGTGCATCTTCTACCTTGCGTACCTTTTTACTTTTAATTTTAAATTTTTTATTTATGACTGCCTGAGTATATCCAAATAGTTTAGATAACTCACACTCTCTATAAGTTTCATATAAAAAATGATCACCTCTTTTTTTACCTGTATTGCTTATGTAATTAGCATTAATCATAAACCTTAACAGGTTGCGGCATTGTTGCTCTTCCATTTGTATATGATTTACTATTTCAGGTGTTGTTTTGTTTTCATCTTTAAGAAAATCTAAAATCATATCTATGACTTGATATCTTTTCTTTTTTACACCGCCAACAATATAATCATGTACGAGTGCATTTTGATGTTGTCTAGCTGATATCAACTTCTTTTACCTCCCATTTGTTAGATTTATTTTTAAACCAACCGTGTATTAACAATGTCCAATTTGCATCTCTAAGATTTGAAATATGATCACTATCTTCCATCTTTTTCATTCTTGCATTGACATTTGTTTTGCTTGTCACTTGTATGCCAATAGTATGTCCATCTTTTACTGCCAATACATCTATGATCTGAAATAGATCTTGTCTGACTTTAGCAAATGCGTTCCATCGTTCAACAATCTGAACAGTGGTATAGCCTTCACTTTTTAGTTTTTTTAGTGTCAGTTGTGTTGGACTCGTTGCCATCTTTTTTCTTAAATATTTTGTCCCAATTATCCTCGAACTGTTTTCTGTTCGGTATCGGTCTTGGACTGCTGCCTTTTCCCATTGTCTAATCCCCATTCTTTTTCTTTATCAAATACCCATACGACCTTACCTTCTTTTACTTCGTATGGAGTTATATTATATCTAGGCTGTTCTTTAGCTATTGCTTCTTTTTCAGCTTCGACTAATTCATGGTGCATATCAAAATTTTCTATGGTTATCTTTACAATATCCCAATACCACTCTTTATCTTTTTGATGCTCCTTAACTCTTCTAAGTGCATTACTAGACATTCCGACATATAACAAATTATCATCTTTGTCATAGTATCTGTAGAGTTGTGCACCTTTTAACTCTGGTAATCTTCTCATAATTTTATCTCCTTTTTAATAAAATCTTTTGGCATATAAATATAATCTTCATGCAAACAGCTAGTATATTCTGCACCTTCACAATGTTGTTGACACCACTGGGTAGCATGACTACATGATTCAAAGTGCCCTTGATACTCAGGTGTCTGCATTGTCCAATAAACCACAAGTACATATTCAAACATTAAATCATTCCTATACGTTGATCTTGTAAATGTTTATATTCAGTATTTAGCTCACATCCTAAATATTGTTTATTATTTGCTATTGCTACTTGTGCAGTTGTAGCAGAACCCATGAATGGGTCTAGCACTATACCACCATCTGGACATCCTGCTTTTATACATGGTTCTATTAAGTCAACAGGGTATGTAGCAAAATGTGCCCCTTTAAATGGTTTTACAGTTACAGACCATACATCACGCTTATTTCTTTTTCCATTATAAACTGCATATTCAGGCGGTCTTGCGTTTACACCTTTTTGTTGTTGTCTTTCAACACTGCCTTTTGCACCTTTAGTTCCAGCAGGTGTTACAGCATCTTCTTTTATGGCTTCGTTATCAAAATAATATTTTGGCGATTTAGATAACAAGAATATATATTCATGTGATTTAGTGCATCTATCTTTTACAGACTCAGGCATTGGATTAGGTTTATGCCAAATAATATCTTGTCTTAAATACCAACCATCTTCTCGTAATGCAAATGCTAACATCCAAGGTATTCCAATTAAATCTTTTTGCTTTATACCTTCAACTACTGGTGGTCTTGTTACACCATATTTTGTATTACCTCTTAATGATTGATTTGTTGTTGATGTTCTTCCTCCGCTTGAATAACTATCACCAATATTTACCCACAATGTTCCATCATCTGTTAATAACTCACGAACTAATCTAAATACTCTTACCATGCTATCTACATATTGTTTTGGAGTTTCTTCCAATCCTAATTGTTGATCTTGCCTAATTGCACCACATTTTTTACAAACAGATTTGTAAATACTATCAGCAATTCCACCATGTTTTACTGAATTTTTTTGTCCAGTAGTTGTTCTTTCTGATGTATGGCTATCTCTCCAGTGATTACAATTTTTATCACCACCTACCCATGTAGCAGTTCCATAATCTCTTAATCCATAATAAGGCGGTGATGTAACACAAGTATTAACTTTTACACCTTCATCTATCCATCGTTGCATTATTTCTAAACAATTACCAAATTCTATTTTATTCACATTCTCTCCTTTAACCATTCTAATAATTCATGTTCCGTACCATACTTTTCTATCCACGTCTTCTTTCCACTGTGGAAACCAAAGCCGTGTTCACCTTGATGATGAGTGTGACATAACGGTAAACAATTTTCCGTGCTATTGCGTTGTCCAATGCCCATGCCTTCTCTAATATGGTGAATACATGGTTCTGTGTAAGCATGATAATATTTTTTACAAACCACACATCCAAATTGAACAAGCTTATCCATCCATTCTTTTTCACTTTTTTTCAACTTGTATTCCTAATGATCTTGACCAATTAATAATCTTATCTATGTAATCATTAAACTCTGACTTAGTTAATGTTGCAGTAGATAATAATTTACCATCTTCGGTTTTGAGGTCAAACTTTAGTCGCAAAATGTCGTGAAGCTCCTCAATAGTATAGCCAGTGGTATCAGATAAACCTTTATAAATAACACCCCATAGCAAACTGTTTTGGTCATGGCTTCTAGCATATTCTTTATCCATAATGATCATGTCGTATATACCTTCATCTAAATTAGATAACATAGCTAAAGCAACCTGTATGTAATTACCCTTTTCTGTGACGTGCAATGTTTTTTTCATTTTCATATTCAACCCATCCTTTTGATTTAAATACTAGGCCTTCTTTTGATATTGCTTTATATTCCATATTTGGAAATGATTTTTTCATTTCTTTTAAAAGTTCGTTGATTGTCATTTAACTCTCCTCAAAAGTAATTTTGTTATCAGGATACATTTTATAAAATTTACCTTTTATATCATGCACCATTTCAACTCTAATACTTCCATCACCTTCTTTAAAAAATTGAATAGTAAACCACTCACCCTCAATCGCTATTCTTTTTGTTGTCATTCTTACATATTCCGTGTGCTGACAAGTCTCGACCACACCACCATTTCTTCTTGTCATATGTGTTTGCAGGCTGTTTACACTTGTGGCACACCTGCCCAAAAGTTTTAATCTTCGTCATGCAGTGGATCGTCAATCCATTCTTCATCAATCACTGGTGAAGATTTTTTTCTATCTAATTCATCAGCTAAGTCTAATGCGTACCAAGCAATCTTACGAAGTTCTTGCGACCAATCATCTTTATTGCCTAGTCGTTCAGAATACTTCATGAGATTACCTTTAACATAATGCCTGTAATTATCACCAAGCTTGGCTTTAATCACGTCAATAGTTTCGATACCACCGACCTTGTAATGATCAGGGTTTATCATATCTTTCATGATTGCTCCTCAATAATTAACATACCTTTTTCATAATCACAGGAGAACTTTTTAATCCGTGTATAAACAGCTCCTTCACCCTCAACCTGTGCCAATAATTTGCCTTTATGACAAACTAAACTATCTGGTTCAGTTGGCTGTGTAATGTAATACTGAATACCAATACCAACTAATAAAAATAATATTATCAATAATACAAAAAAACTCAAGATTTTACTTACCATAAACTAATTC